CTCTACCAACTATTATTAAAACCTCTACCAACTAATGATTGATTATCCGCCATTATTTTCCGCCATTATCCGCCACAATGAAATAATTGGCGGAATAGGGAATGTTTTATTATTATCCGCCACCACTATAGTGGCGGCAAATAATAAAAAACCTAACATTCCCAGCTGGCGGAGAGAAACAACTAAACAACCAACAGGAGAAAACAGAGCTGATGGAAAGCACACAACACAACCAGATAACTGATGCGCTGTTTCGATTGCATATCTGCATAGATGAACTTGACAGCTTGCGTATTGAACTAAACGGATATGATGTTCAAAGCTATACGACGCACGAACAGCATATTTCTACCGCTCGCATAGAGCAAATCTAACACAACATCATAAATAAACTAGTCCGCGTTCTGGTTGAACGATGATAATGTCGGACATATATCTGTTAGCATTGGATATATTAAAGTGCTTGACATATGCGTAGACATAGTATATAATAGGTGTATAAAGATTAACAAGGAGAGCAAAGATGAAAAGAGAGCAGAGATACTACCATGTAGCAGCCGATTGGAACGGACAAAATTTAGAAAGTCTGTATGCTCAATACGGAGATGATGCTTATGATATGTATCTAGACCGCTGGCCGGAATCGGAGAATCTGGGTACGTATCACGCCCACGTGATCCACTTGCATAGCACGATTGAAGAGGCGCGGGATTATGCGGTAGTGTATGGCGGTCAGGTGTTAGAGATAGACGGTAGGTACTTGGAAATCGACATTGACACGCACGAATATGATCACCCCGTAAGCCAGCACACCATACCAGCAAGCGCAATAAAGATAACAACAGGAGAGCAAAGATGAAGACGGAGATCAAGAGAGAGTACGGAGAGGCTTGGATCGTAAGAGACGATGAAACAGCGGCGGTAACCAAATAACCGAGAGGATACGAGCATGAATACACTATCAACAATTATCAGTGAAGGAATCGAACTGCTGGATGCAGACACTATCAAAGAGATGGAAAACGATGGAGACTACGCCATACTCGCCGTCCACTACGACGAAACCAACGAAAACAAATTCATGGATGCCGGGGATGTTATCAACAAAAAAGATGAGTACGTTGCTGTTTTTGCGGGCGATTATGGAGGCCCGGGAGCGGCGGAAGATGCTTTCTGGAAAACAACGTCAATCTCAAGACTGGAAAATTATATCCGGGCACAAATTACCGTGATCAAAGATCATGATTGCGTGGATATGATCGCTACCGTATGTGAAGCGAGCAATTCCGAGAAAGAAATTGGCTATGCGCTGCTATACCCGCAGGAACTGAAACACGAGCATGATGACCGGCTGGCCCTGAGTGAAAAGATAGAGCGCGATTTTCCCGGGGCAGCTGAACAGACATTGTTTCACTGGAAAAACGGCTGGATGAAAACGGACTGGAACACACAGGGGTATGAGTATGACAGCAATCACTACCGTATAGGATGGTATGTACCAAACTCAAACAGCTCATCATACTGCTGAATAAAACTATCACACAACCGGAGAAACAACAATGAAAACCACCGATATATAGTAGCCGACTCAAAGGATGAAAATTTTGATAATTCCGCCTTGTGCGATTTTTATATGTCAGAAGGGTTCGAGCTTTTCAACTGCGAAGCACGTTGCCCGATACTAAGGATGGAGGTATAAAATGATAGAAAATATTAAAGCAAAAACATACCGAAAAAAAGCAAGCAGAACCTTCCGCACGGTAAAGACGGGTTGCGCTCAAGATGCCATTGGTAAGCTAAAGCACGGAGAAGATGTATATATATTGACATACGGCCAGTTCAGCTTGATAGATGCTCTGTTTGCGATAGTCGATCAAACTGGACCAGCAGATGTTGTTCTATCATCATGGACGACGGCTAGCGCACATCTTGAGCATGTTGATCACATGATGAGTGCGTCTCAAGTACGGTCTCTGAGAATGATTGTGGACAGGTCTTTTCGCAGTCGCCAGCCAGCATATCATCGACGGATGCGCGAGCTGTTCAGCCAAGATTGCATACGCGCTTTGCGATCCCACAGCAAGTTCATGGTTATAACAAACGATGAGTGGAAAATCGTTGTGCGGACTTCCATGAACCTTAACGAAAATCCCCGGCTGGAAAACATCGAAATAACAGACGATCCTTCTTTTGCGAGTTTTATGTTAAAGATTGTAGATGAAATATTTGATATTGTAGAGCCTGATTGCGATATGTCAGACCTGCCTGACATACCAGAAGATACAACTTATAACCTGGCGGATGTAAAACCGCTATTGTTCGAGACATTAACCATACCGGAGACAACTCATGTTGTATAAAACAGCCTATAACGATGCCGAATTACAATGTAAAGAATATACGACTGAAATAGTAATAAAAATAATCGCTGAACACATGGTGATTGCGTCCGAAGCACAAGAACGGATAGAAAAAGAAGGGACGGTAGTGCGCACATTGAAAGGGGATGTTATTCAGCATCCAGCAATTAAGGTTCACCAGGATTCCAACAAAATCATATCTGGATTAATGGAAAAATGGGGTGCGCGGTTATCCAAATAACATGATAATATTGGACATATATCTGTTAGCATTGGATATATTAAAGTGCTTGACATATGCGTAGACATAGTATATAATAGGTATATAAAGATTAACAAGGAGAGCAAAGATGAAGACGACAATGGAAATGGTAAGAGAGATAAAAACAGAAGCCGAGGCCTTCGGTGCTATCTACTTCAAGAACATGCGGCGCGGTAGGAAACTAGAATATAACGAAATCGGAGAGACAATCTTGATGGTTGTTTGCGAGATTGGTAGCCCGATGCAAAAGGCTGTTGCTTCGGTCGCGCTTGACGGTGACGAAGTCAGCGAACGTCAAGCACACGCAATAGCAAAAGAGTTCATAGCATATACTGGCGACATAAGCGAAGCGGTTAAAACGCATTTACACATCAACTAACTGAGTTTAAAATCAACTAAAGGAGAATATTATGAAACTGCAAGTGACACTTAGGGTGATCGAATCTTATCGCGCCGAACCTCTGATCGTCGTGGATTTTACATCACGGCTGGCGACTTTTGACGACATGGCCATGTACGTTACCGAGGCGAAACTAGTTGCGAAAGCAAAGGCTCGTAATAATGTAACGATTTATATCGACACCGTTCTGTTAGACGGAGAAAAAGCGTTGAGTGCCGGAACGCAAATGATCTTGTCTAGAGGGACGTGGGAAACAGGAAAAATCACATGGAAGGATGAATATGACAGCTAAAGAAATAAAAGTACTCCGAAAGAAACTGAAGCTGACTCAAGAGAAGTTAGCCCAAAAGTTGCGGGTCAGCGTGGCGACTGTATCGCGGTGGGAGCGGGGGAAAGTTAAACCGCATGAGATAAACACATATAACATGGGTATGCTTTTGTTAGCACACGGGGAGGAGAAAGCTATATGACTGACGAACGATATGACGCCATAAGTGACGAAGCCAACAGGGCCATCGACCTGCGCCGATATCCAGATTGCGAAGGCATCTACACATGGCTTAACACGATTAGCGAGACTGAAAAGCAGGAGTTTTGGGACAGGTTTAACGAGGTATGCAAGGAGGCGATATGACCAATGCAGAATATCACGCGCATCCGGCGCTAAGTAACTCTGGCATCAGCCTGATACTTGACAGGCCGTCTAAGTACTACCGCGAAGTCATACAGGGCGAGCGGGAGGAAACAACGGCAATGGCATTCGGCAGTGCGTTCCACTGCGCTGTACTGGAACCGGAGCGATTTACCACCGACTATCCTGTATGCCCGTATGATGGGCGCACGAAAGCGGGGAAGGAATGGCGGGAAGCGAACGCAGACAAGACGGCCATAAGTCAAAAAGATATGGAGCTGATAGACTTGATGCGTAAGGGGGCGGGACAGAACTTGACGGCTCTCGACTTGATACAGACAAAAGGCCAAGTCGAACACTCATACTTCTGGGTTGACATCTTGACTGGCACCGAGTGCAAATGTAGGCCTGATAAAATCATCGACATTGCCGGTGACGTCACTGCTATTGATGTTAAGACCACCACGGACGCAAGCGCGGCGGAGTTTTCCAAATCGGTTGCGAACTTCGGATATCACCGGCAACAGTCGTTTTACACGTGTGGCCTTCTGGAAAACGGGATAGACGTCAACAACTTTTTGTTCTTAGTCTTTGAAAAGTCACCACCGTATGAGTGCGCGGTATATCAAATCGACGAGCGTTCGGTATTGCAGGGCGGGATCGAGTGCAATACCGGGCTGGAAATATACAGTAGTTGCATAAAAAATAGCTGCTGGCCGGGACTACCTGCAGAAATAACGACCGTGTCTTTACCGGCATGGTACAAATAAGGAGAGCAAAATGAACATCCACGGAAAAGAGTATATCACGGTTAATGAGCGGGTGCAGGAGTTTAGAAGGATGCATCCACTCTGGACAATCTTCACAAGAATAGTTAGCCACGCTGATGGTATGATTGTCATGGCAACGGATATATTTGACGATGCAGGGCGCACGATAGCAAACGGTCATGCTTACGAAGTCAAGGGAAGCAGCAATGTAAACAAGACATCGTACATTGAGAACTGCGAAACGTCAGCAGTCGGCCGCGCCCTAGGTATGCTGGGAATAGGCATCATCGACAGCATTGCCAGTGCAGAAGAGGTAAAGGGAGCGATTGAGCAACAGAGAAGTACAGCGCCTGATGAATTTAAGACAATGTGGGGCAAGCTTACCCCAGAAGATAAGAAATATATTAAAGCTCAAATCAGCAGCGGCTTTAACGAAATGACACCTGACGAACAGGAAAACATACTTGTAACAATGAGGACCATTATTGCCAAGGCGGCAAGATCAAAAGTCTTCGGTAACTAAAAAAGGAGGCAGCATGTACTACAAACACGAATACGACAAGCCGGTGAATTATGAACTACCCGCACCAGGGGAGGTGAGGGTTCGGATAGTCGATGCCGAACAAAAGAAAAGTCAAAGCGGTAACGAGATGATCGAACTGAAAATGTCTGTGACAGGAGGCACGGGGAATGAATGCCCGTTATATGATTACATAGTTGACAACTCCGAAAAGCCAGAGCAGGCAAGTTCAAAGACTGGTTCCATTCTGCGTTCATGCGGCAAAGAACCAACCAAAGATTTTGCTCTTGAGCCTGAACTGTTTGTTGGTCTCGATGGGGTTGTTATGGTAGGTCATGAGGAGTATAACGGCAAAACCAAAGCAAAGGTAAAGTGGTGGGTAACGCCAATGTCGGAAGATTCAATACCGTTCTAAACCGTTCTAACTAAATATGCAGCCGGGCGCGTTCCTGAACCCCTCAAAAAACGTTACCCCTCCAAGACCGCCCGGCTGCAACTTTTGACATTACTATGGAATACACTTGTCTATTAAAAGAAGAATCATGCGCTGAGTGCAAAAGCAGATCGTGTATAAAGTCTTCTGACTACGACTGCGACCTGGCACAAGAGGTGACAGATAACCGCAGACAAACGAGGCTACCTGGGTGAAACACTATGTAATAATCACAGAGACGATATATCGCGCTTACGTTGAGCTTGTGGAAGCTCCGAACAAAACCAAGGCGGTCGATATTGTCAAGGCCGGATACGGTGCGGGCAAGTATAACGACATATTGGAAGAGTGCGAAATTGCCACAAAAGGCGAAGTAACGTATCACATGGAGGCGAAATGACCTGCTTCGCCTGTAAAAAAGATGGTCTATGCGTCCTGCACTATTACATTCGGCGTAACAACCTGCACAAGCATGAGTACGGAGATGCGAGGTACAGGATACCACTGTGCTTTAAATGCCATTTCGGCGTCCATTTCAGCCCGAATTGCAGCGGTCTGATGTTCTATGAGGAGTACGGCATTACCGAACAGCTTACCGAACGGTGTGGCGGTGATGTAAGGTGGACCCGGTGGATCGAAAAGCAGAAGGCGCGGATCGAAATAAAGGGCTTGACAAATAGCGAAAATAAGAATATACTATGAGTATGAGAAAGTTGAATACAAACTTTATGAAGAAACTTCACCCGGTAAGGAAGCCCGCGAGGGCACTGCTGTATTCAGCTTTCTCAATCCTTGCCGGGTTGCTTTTTTTACAGCAAAGTAGGTGGCATAATGTCTAGACCGAAAAAAATAGGCCTTGATTATTTCAACATTGATGTTGATATTAGAAACAATAATAAGGTATCACTAATCGAGGCAGAATACGGGGTAAAAGGTTTCGGAATTATGGTTGCGCTGCTATGCAAAATATATGCCGATAAAGGGTACTATATGGAATACGATGATGATGTTAAATTGTTGCTGGCAAAATCGTATGGTGAAGACCCCGAAATAATCGGAAATATTATTGGCACTATGGCGCGCAGAAAATTCTTTGATAATAGAATATTAACAGAGCACGGAATACTTACTTCCATAGAAATTCAAGAGCGATATATCAATGCTGCTTCCAGGCGTGAAAAAGTAGTAATTTTACAGGAATACAGCTTGATTGATGTTTCTGTATACAATAACTCGGTTATTGCTAACATTAACTCAGTAAATTCACGCAGTAGTACACAGAGTAGAGTAGAGAAGAGTAGAGTATATAATACATCATTATCTACTAGCGTATCTAATGATGTTTGTTTGGCACGTGTCCAAACCGGACACGAACCTAACCGGCTGCTTCCTCCGACAAAACGTATTACATTTAATGAAAAAGAATTAAGCATATCTGGTATTCAGAAAGAAGACATTGAGCGATGGGTAAAAGCTTATCCTGCAGTCGATATTCAAGGCGAAATATTAAGAGCCTCGGAATGGCTCATAAACAATCCTATAAAACATCCAAAAAAAAGTATATCTAAATTTTTATCAAACTGGTTTAATAAAACTCAGCAGTCGGGTGGATCAATATCAAAAACTACTGGCTTATTGCCTGAGTTACAAGAAGCGATTGAGTTTTCAAGCGAGAATATGTTACCGCAATTTGGGAATCTTAATTATGAACAAACTCAGGTACAGATAAAAAAGTTTATTGACCATTATAAAATTAACGGGCTTGGGAAAACGTCATGGCAATCGAAATTGATAAGTTGGAAAATATTGCTGTAGATTACGAGGCTTATATCGTATCTAACATTTGCGGGTCGATATGGTTTGCCATAGAGAGCGGTAACTACGGCAAGGCGATTGAAACTGTTGAGCAATATAAACTGATGGATAAGAGTTTGACAAAGTATTCGTATGTCGATGCTTTTGTGGATGACTGTATAACTTTGTCTGTAAATAAAGTGAGCCAGAAGGAATTGGTATCTAAGCTTTACGACTGTAACCACAAGCCTGAGTATCTGGCGTGGGTGTCTGACATATGGGAATATGCGGTTACTGATAAGATGATTGACGGGTGGATGGAGAGATTATGCGATATAGCAAGCGAGAGACACGACCGGAAGAAAGCGACTGCGTTACTGAAAGCAGTCGATGCGGGAACGATGACCATAACTCAGGTCAAGGAACAGATACAGAATGATCAGCCGTTAGTCATCAAGCAGCAAAACGTAATGAGGATATCTGACATGAAACGGCACTCAGAAGACGAGCTGTACGCGGTTGATAGACTGATACCAGCTGGAGGAACGATGGTTGCCAGCGGTGAGCCTGGGTGTGGCAAGTCGATGCTTATGCTTGATTTGGGACTTAGATATGCAACACTACCTGAACTTGGAAGACGAACTAAGTGGCTTGGGCAGTATGAATGCTATGGCGGAAAAGCACTTATCATTGAAACAGAAAACACAAATCGGGTTATATCGCGCAGACTTGAATTAATGGGAGCTGATGACGATATGCAACTATACTTCATTACTCCTTCCGCAATCGGCCGTTCGAGCATAGATCTGCTTGATGATACGTGCCAAGCTCAATTAGCTAAGGCGATACGAAGTCTTGATATGACAGAAAACGATTTGATAATAGTCGATTCGTTACGGAGAACATTGGGTGGGGATGAGAACAGCAGTACGGATATAGCCGCTTACTTCTCAGTCGTAAATGGCTGGACTGGAACAAAGGTAGTTGTTCACCACTTGCGCAAGTCAAGCCAGCACGGTGATAACTCGGTATCGTCACGGCTAAGAGGTTCGGGTGATATTGAGGGTGCTTGCGATGTTCACCTGAGTTTTAAGACAGACGGAACTAGCGAAGGAAAAATTACGACGGTGATACCTGGTAAAGTTAGGAATCAGGACATATCCACGTTTCAAATAATCTGGAACCAGAAGTTTGCGGATAGATTATCGTTTACCGTTGCGGACAGAGATCAGGCAAGCTACATTATAGCGACTCCGGTTATGCGGGTAATAAGAGAAGCAGAAGGCAGGGGAGTAGAAATAGTTGAGCTTCAGCAAAAGTTAAGCATGACACGCGAGGCGATTCACACGGCTGTAAACATTTTGATGGGTGACAACAGCGAGGGGAAGAGATTTATAGATTGCGAGAAAAAAGATAGAAAAACATATTATTATTACAACCAGAGGCAACCATGAACGAAGTAATCAGATTCAGACACGTGAAGCAAACCAAAGGAATGATTGTAGTGGGAATGGTAACGATTTGCGAGGTCATGTCGGCCGCGGAATTAACAGGGTGCTACATTGTTCCCGAAGGCCAGTTCAACAGGCAGAACAGTAGAAAATGTGCGTTTGCCAACGCGGTAAGATGTTTAACAAAATCAGAACGTGAGTTTATGTGGAATATATATTTCCAGATATTCCCCGACAGACCAAGCCGATTACAAAAGCAAGTCAGAAAGCAGGTTAAGGAAAAGATATCAACCATGTTTCGTGTATCCATGACACGATAAAGGAGAGCAAAAATGAAAAAGAATGTACATGACAATTCAATCGAATGTTATCACGAGCTGGACACTCGTACTCGCAACCAAAAGATACTCGACGTATTCAAAGCGTCAAACAACAGCCTCAGCGATAGGGAAGTTTGTCAGGCGTTAGGCTACCAAGATATGAACTCTGTACGTCCGCGGATAACAGAGCTAATCGGTGCCGGCATGATAATGGAGACTGGGTACAGGTACGAGGCGAGGCGAAAGGTCAGGGTATGCGAGATGCTCCCAATGTTCAAATGCATGGTGACATTATGAAAATAGCACTCAAGTTTTTATGTGAGTTTATCGGGCTGATATTTGCTGGCCTAGGAGTACTTTTCATGTACTTCGCACAAAAGCTGGAGGAGCCGGTTGAATACCAGGCATCACATTATGATAACGAAGTTGATATGCAGCCGTGAGGAAAACTATATGACGGAATTGTTGCTGCTGGAGTATTACCGGATGATTCGCCCTCGGAAGTCGGACGGACGAGTTACAGCCAGGAGCTTGCCGGCGGAGAGGACAGTGGTGACGATTGAACCTATGGGTTAAAATAATGAGATTTAGAGCAACACCAATTTTATATTCATCAGGAGTAACTCCCCGGCGCCTGAAGATTGCTGAGAAAAGGTTGCAAAGGCAGCGGGATAAATGGGCGTTGTTTCCAGAATACTGGCCTAAGCAGACTGCTGAGGAAGATATTAGAGAGGGAGATAGATTACATATTGAATTGCAAATAAAACATCGTATAGAGAGAGCGCATGAATGGATTAAGGCGCGGAAGTTGATGCGGGATGATCATCATGGAAAAGAATATTATGAATACTGGCAGACATGTTCTTATCCGGCCGATCCTGAAAGGTTATTAGGAATAATAAAAGATGGTTACGAAAGGTTGCTGGATATAAAGCGTGAATTGAATAGGGCTAGGTTCTTGGGAAAGCTGACGACAGAAACTATTCAGAATACAGAAAAGCAGAGGGATGGAGAGAGTTATAAGGATGCTTTTTTTAGAAGGTTGAGGGCGGCAAGGGAAAAAGCGGAAAGGTTACATCCGGAATTATTTGTGAATAATAAATAAAAAGTGTCTCTCACAGAGGCACAGAGGCACGGAGAAAATGAAGGTAATCTGATGATTAAATACATAATTGTTTTTTAGGTTCTTCTCTGCGCGATAATATTTTTTAACATTTCATTGAAGGGAGATTATTATGGACATAGCTACACCGAAGCTTAAAGGGCTGACGTATGGTAGTGATGAATACAAGGCTGCCCTGGCGGAGTTGGGTGTTGCGCTCGAAGGATATTATTATGATGAGTTGGCGTGGAACTATGAGGATTAAGATTGAAGACTTGCCGGAACGATATAGGAAACAAGTCTTGGAACAGATTGGTAATAGAACTACCGTTCGCCCTGCCAACTTGGAACAGGGTGTTGTCGATGACGTTGCGAGACCGTATGAAGCTAAAAAAATTAACGCACCGGTTAGTATACATATCCATTCAGTACGGCAAAAGTTCACCGACTCGGACGGGGTATGCGCTAAGTGGATCATTGACGGAATCGTTGCTGCAGGAGTACTACCAGATGATTCGCCCTCGGAAGTCGCACGGACTTCATACAGTCAGGAGCTTGCCAAACGAAAAAACCATTGTAACGATAGAGAGGATAACTAAATGAAAAGCATCACTGAAACAAGCGACTATATACGGACAGGCGGGTTACCAATCCAACTTCCACAAGACCTGAAACTACTGGAAATAATGCGGGATACTCAAAAGCGATTCAGCTCTGACCCTGACATACTAGCGCCGATAGAGCGAGAGTTAAAGCGACTAACCGAAGGAGTAAAACAATGCTAAAGATAATCATATTGCTGACAGTCATGGCAAATAGCATCACGATACCCGATTACACTTGTACTCAGGTGCTGAAAGCTATTGCTTGTGTAGAATCGTCCGATAAGGCGATAGGCACACATCCTGACGGCGTGTCGATAGGACGGCACGGAGTGACAAGAATAGCGATCAGAGAGCTGTCTAAAACAATCGACATATCGGAAAACATTGATCTAAAAGTCGACTGGATAAACGAGTATTGCGCTTGGGAGTATCTCAGATTGATGTATGAACGGCACGAGTGTACGAACTGGATCGAGGCGGCCGGCTGGTACCACGGCGGTAGCGCATCGAACAGGGCCGAATACATTGAGAGGATAAAGAAGAGCTTGGAAAGTGACACAGTGCCGGTTGCGAGGGTCCAAGGAACAAATGTGGCGGAAGCCCTAAATCTTAAACATTAAACCACTGAACTACAGGAACACGAACATGAAAATTATCAGCATGAAATCGGAGAACGTGAAGAGGATCAAGGTTGTCGAAATCACTCCGACGGGAAACATGGTTGTCGTCGGGGGCCAGAACGGACAAGGCAAGACATCGGCACTCGACAGCATCATGTATACCTTGGCCGGGAACAAATCCGTATGCGATAAACCACTACGTAACGGAGAAACCAAGGGAGAGGTTGAAATTGTTATCAACCACCCAAAGGGAAACATAATTGTAAAGAGAACATTCACCGAGAAAGGCGGTTCTATCACAATCGCTAACGATGAAGGCATGCGCTACACAAGTCCGCAAAACATACTGGACAAACTGACGGGAAAGCTGACATTCGACCCGGTATCGTTTATGAACCTGGACCGCAAGAAACAGTTTGAGGCATTGCGGGAATTGATAGGGATAGACTTTACCAAGGCGGACGAGAAGCGAAAGATAGCCTATGACGAGCGCACCATTGCCAATCGTCAGTTGCGGACGGCCAGCGACAAAGTAAACGATCTGACCGAGTATAAAGAAGTTGACGAACCGATTGACACGGATGTTGTGGTTGACCAACTCAAACGCTCAATGAAAGCCAACAAAGCGCGGGATGATAAGCTGCGCCTGACTGAAACCATGGAAAGCAAATTGTACGAAACAAAATGTCGGATCTGCGAGTTTACGGAAGAAATAGAAACTCTCCGTACCAAGATCAGGGATAACGAGAATACAGCCGAAGAAATGAAAGCAGACATACAGAAAGCTGTCGATGATATACCGGAAGTGATCGACGTCGAACCGTTACAAGAGCAACTCAACAATGCCAAAAAGACGAACGCCGTGTATCGCAAGCATGAAGATTATCTTGCTGCCAGGGCTGAGTATGACAAGCAGGATGGCTTGGCTAAACGGCTGACGATAGAGATAGAAGGCGTGGACGCATGGAAAGCTGATCAGTTGGCGGGCGCGAAGTTCCCGGTAGCCGGTCTGAGCTTTGTGGATGATACGGTGATGTTTGACGGAGTGCCACTTGACCAGGCTAGCGGAGCCGAACAGTTGCGGGTATCGGCGGCAATGGCGGCGGCTATGAATCCTGAATTGCGGGTCATGCTTATCAGGGACGGTTCGCTGCTTGATAACAAGTCGTTAAAATTGCTGGCCGACTTTGCAGATGAAAACGATATGCAGATATGGTTGGAGCGTGTAGGGGAAGGGGAGGAATGCAGTGTTATCATCGAAGACGGCATGGTTAAGGCAAAGGAAGAACCTGATATTATGCTGAACCCTCACCAGAACCAGAAGAGGTAGAATGATTGCTATTAAAGACACCGTAGAAGTAATCGTATGTAAAGAAAATAAATATTTGGTTGGGATGACGGGAGAAGTTATTGACAAATCGCCACCGCTTTACACGATCCGTTTCCCTAAAAAGGTACACGAGCAGAAGGACGATAAGTATCTTCCTCCAAGGGACGGGTTGAGCGAAGTGGTTATGCGTGAGAACGAGATAATCAAGTGCGTGGTCAAGAGGAGTAAAAAAATGCTAAAGATAATCATACCTGGCTCGGTTGTGCTGTCACTCAAGCAGTGCGCCGCAAGGTATGGCGTATCGGTGAGGACGTGGGAACGCTGGATGAGCGATGGAAAAACACCTCCACCGATTGTATCTAAGAAGTGGCTTATGGAAGATATCGAAGCGTGGGAGCGTAATCATATACGACAAAACACGACATAAAATAGACAAGCCATAATAATCTTGCTATAATCCGTGTAATAGTAACTACGCGGATATTTTATTTATGGCAAAAGCAATTACAAAGCCAAAGCAAAAGAAAGGAAGAAACAAAGGATGGGACAATCTCAGGCCAGCCAAGCCGGGCGAGTGCAGAAATCCGAAAGGACGCCCCCGGAAAGAACTGTGTATTCCTGACATCCTGAGGGAAATAGGTGACGAGCTTACCACGGACGGAACGCCTAAGAAGCGGAAGATACTTGAAATCGTTATGAACTTAGCGTTAGGTGGAGAGAAGTGGGCAATCGAGTTCTGGGCCGACAGGCTCGAAGGAAAATCGAAGGAGCACATTACTGTGAATCAGGACATAAAGCTATTGGATTCAAAGCTGATTGACGAGATATGATGAGCTACATGCCATATGGACAGCTAAGAAAAGCGTGGGCCTGCAAGGACGAGAGGGTACTTATTGACGGCCCTGCAGGGACTGGCAAGACAAGATGCCTGCTTGAGAAGGCTGACACCGCTATGCGCAAGTACGCTGGAGCGCGAGCACTGCTTGTGCGTAAGGTGCGCCGCAGCATGACTCAGACAGTTCTAGAGACATTCGAGAAAAAAGTTGTATCACCCGCTAGCCCGTTACTGAATGGCGAAGACAAGGCACGCAGGCAAAGCTACAAGTACGCTAATGGATCTGAGATAGTAGTCGGCGGGCTGGATGACGTGTCCAGAATTATGTCGAGCGAATATGACATTATATACATTTTTGAGGCAACGGAAACGGACGAGAACGACTTCGAAGCGCTGACGACCCGCATAAACCGGCCCGGCCATATCATGCCGTACAATCAAATCGCACTCGACTGCAACCCCGGCGGAGAAATGCACTGGATAAAAAAGGAAGCAGATGCCGGAATGCTTACAAGAATACCATCGACTCACACTGACAACCCGGGCCTATACGACCAGCACAAGCAAGCATGGACTGATGACGGCGTTAAATACATGCACACGCTGGGAGAGCTAACGGGCCACCGCCTGAAGCGACTGAGGTACGGAGAGTGGGCCAGCGCGGAAGGGGTTGTCTACGATATGTTCAGCCGCAAGCGTAATGTCATATGCGCGATACCTGATGATAAGATCGCCAGATATATTATAGCGTGCGATTACGGGACTACAAACCCCTGCACGTTCGGGCTATACTCTCAAACACCCGGAGGCGTTAAGACTTTAGTTAAGGAATATTGGCACGACTCAACAGAGGTAGGGAGGCAAAAGACAGACAGCGAATACGCTAACGACCTTGAAAAGTTCATGCCACAGCGGGATAAGATTGAGGCGATAGTAGTGGATCCTTCGGCTGCATCGTTCATTGAGGAGATAAGGCGGAGAGGCCTGCCAGTGTACCAAGCTAATAATGACGTGCTTGACGGAATACGCAGGCTTGGAGATGAGATACGCACAGAACGCTGGCTGATAGATTCCAAGTGCGAGTACACGATTAAAGAGTACGGGACATACGGCTGGGACAGGAAAGCGCAGGAGCGAGGGGATGACAAGCCAATGAAGACAAACGATCATGCAATGGATAGAGACCGCTATGCCTGTGCGTATTTGCTTGATCATCCTGTGAGGGACGCGGCCTATTACGAAAATCTAGAAAGATTTATACCATAGGAGAAAAATGAGAATAAAAAAGATTTGGTTTGACGAGTGGCTTGACGTGTGGGACAAGATCGAATGTTCGATCGAGGGGTTGCCAGCGATAGTCAAGCAGCTAATCCGATATAGCGACAAGGAAAAGTCTGAGCAGTTTGAAGCGCGCAAGAAGATTACCAGCTATCACGGCATAGTAGATATGATCCTGCAGACATACCGCAGTGTATTCACGCGGGCAAACTTCGGGCAGGAGCTACCTGACCAGCTTGCCGAATATCAAGACGATGTCGATATGCAAGGCAACAGCACTGACGACATGCGCGCGATATGGTTTGAGGAAGCCGCTGAGTACGGAGTTATCTGGGGCAAGGTTGACGCGCCGGCTATCGTAGCAGAAACGGAGCAGGATGCCATAGACGCTGGACTTCGTCCTTATTGCGCCACCGTTTCTCAGCCGCATATAACCGACTGGGACACCGACAGCTTTGGTAACTTGACCAGAGTGGTTGAGCAGACAGACAGGATATACAAAGACAAGCAGGTATATCTAGTATATGAACAGGAAGAGATATACGAGGCAACAGAAGCGGGGGACGAGACAGAACGCACGGGGCAGGCGTGGCCGAATTTACTTACGGATGAGTACGGGCGCAAAATCCTACCGTGGATTCGCGAGGGCATAACAAAATCTAAGAAGTACCCGGGATACTTCAGAAGTCCGCTTGCCGGAGTAGCCAACACAGGGATCGAATTATACAACATCTCAAGTGAATTACACAATATGTTTTACAGCGCGGCCTTCCAGTTTTTGGCTGGTCCGGAGCGACACAACCTTGGGACAATAGGCACGCACCGCTACTTTGGAGTAGGGCAGAATGAATCCTTCCCGCAGTGGATAGCGCCGGATGCGTCACTGTTCAATGTGTTTTTTGAGAGGGAAGATACACTTGTCATGCGCATGTTTCAGCAGGCTGGTCTCAAAGACCGCACAGCAGACAGTAGCGCGGCGGCCAAGTCAGCGGCGCAGGTCGTTGTTGAGGATCGGCGCACAGAGGATGCGGTAAAGCTGATAGCCGATTGTGTCGAGCGGTTTGAGCTGAAGATGTGGAAGATGTATAGTTACCGACTCGGCCAGCCGGGATTGATAGATAAAATTGTTATGCGTTACCCAGACTCATACGATGCCGAGCTGTTGCGGGATGCGCTTAATAGGCTGGAAAGCATATCGAAAACACGCAACCGCGAGTGGTACCTGGCCGAGCTGAAGAGGATAGTCTACCTTAAGTACCACGACTCAGACGAGGCCGAGGCGATAATCAAAGCGGCTGAAAACAGCACGGACTTAAGACTCCAAGAACTGGGCAACGTCAAATCGCTTGAATCGCTATTGAAGCTCGGACTGTTCGACTTGGTAACTCTGGCGCGCGACATTAACCCGAAGTACAACACCATGGAAGATGACGCTTCTGTGCTTGAAAGCTTGAAGGAATCAGCGGCGCAGTTTGACGACGTCAAAAACGAGTTTGGCATTGAAGCTCTTAACTTCGAGTCGGAACAGCCTGTATGAGCATCAAAGACACGATAGCAAAGATAGATGAAGTGCGTGATGCCGAGCGAGCCGAAATTGAAGCGCTGTGGGACAGAACATTCGATATGAAGTTGTTCAGCAAGTACGGGACAAAGTACGCGGACGCGTGGGCGCGCAAGGCACTGATGCCGAAAGTAACAAAGACTCTTAACGATAGTATAAAGGCGGGTAAGGAATGACTTGGAGCGGACTGATAAAAGAGGTTCTTACAAAGTGCATTGAGCAATGCAAGCGCACTGTACAGATGAATATACGGGATAATCTGTTCGGGCAGAAACCGCACGGAGCGAGACTGGCAGAGTACACCAAGCGGAAGAAAGGGAATGACAAGGCCTTGGTAGACGAGGGGCTGTTCCGCAACGGCATGAAAATAAAAGTATCCGGGAGCGAGGGCGTGTTATACAGTGACGGCAGGCCGGAAGAGATACAGCGTTATTTCCTGTTTGGCACAAAGAAGATGCCAGCGCGGAACGCATTCAAAAAAGACCAGCCGTCAATAGGGAAAAGATTTGTGCCGCGTGTTGCCGGCGGGGTAACGTCCGGGTTGGCGTTCAAGCAGACAGGTAACACGAACGAACTCGAAGGGCATGTAGTGAGTATAGCTGCGGCCATGATATACAATCACGCAAACAAGCAGATAAAAGCAGTAACGAGCAAGTTTAAATAATGGCATCACCAATAGAATTAAAGCTGAACAAAAAGAAAGCGCAGTTGTCCGTCTCTATGGCATACGCTGACTTCATGACTCAGAGCCAGCAGGCTATCATAGGCATTGAGCAGATTGAGCGGAAGGGCAAAGCCTTGGGATGGAGTAACGAACAGCTTGAGGCCGCAATCCTACCGCAAGCAGAGCGACTGAGGACGGCGGCAAAGATGGCCATATCAGCGGTGGCTACTAAAGGCGGAGCACTGGGCTATATGCAGAGCAAAGCGGACGGCAATCTTGACGCGGTGTTCAGGTGGCAGAGTGTGGGAGGTCCAAGCGTATGTGTAGACTGCGAAGACTTGCACGGTAAGGAAATGGCATACAGCGAATGGCTGGCATCAAACATGCCTGGTGACGGGCAGACGATATGCGGGGGTAGGTGCAGATGCGCTTTGGTTCCGGTAGCGGAGTGGACTGATGAGCCTTTGCTGACAGGAAAAGAATAAAATGCTACGACAAAAAGCGACAAAACCTTGACATACATACTTGATTATATAATAATAGAAGTGCGGAGTGATTAACCGTGTTTCATATTGCCTCCGGGGCGTCTGGTGCATCAGCTGGACGCCCCATGTTTTTGAATTATTTCCGGAAGGATAGTCCGACTGGATACAGGTATAACCTAACCTAATAGGTAAAGATGAATGAAGAAGCCGGAGTTGCATCTCCTGAAACTGCAAGTGATGAGTCGACATCTCAAATTGATGAGCAGACAAGCTCTCAAAATCAAACAGGTCTTTCACAAGAAGCTCTTACTGAGTTACAGAACGAACTAGACCGGATACGTGGAGAGCGCGACAAGTATATGCGCGACTACGACCAGCAGAAGCAAGCGCGAGCGAAGTACGAAAAGCTGTACAAAACCGAGAAGGGAAAAGAAGCGGAAGAACTGGACAGGGTACAGCAGCAGCTTGACATTGAGAAGGCGCGAGCAGAAGACTTATCCGGGCGAATCGGACAGATGACTCAGGCGCAAAAGAAGACAGCCGTGCAAGGCGCGGTCATGGGCATAGCGAGCACTTTGGCAGACGGTGCTGCGGCAGACATAGCCGCACTGATGGAAGCCAAGGTAGGAATCGTGGACGGAAGAGTGGTTGTTTTAACCGAAACCGGTACACCTAAGCTATCAGCCAAATCCGGGCGAGACATGACTGTTGACGAACTGCGAGACGAGCTACTATCGACTAGGCCGTATCTGGTAAAGAACCGGATGACGCCGGGGCAAGGCACAGGAGCCAACACCACTGGTGCAACCGGAGTAATTAAATCACTGCAGGAATTTAACGGCCTTCCGCCGGATGAAGCATCGTCATATTGGCAGACGCTGACACCGGAACAAAAAGCAATAATGCGCGGACAGGCAAAGTAAGGAGAAAACAAAATGTCTTGGACAAATCTATTCATGGCTGACATAACTGATCAAGCTGGCAACGCGTTTGCTGAAGGCTTTCGGTCACGAGCCGGTCTACTGCAAGTCATCGACAAGCATGTACTGGCCCCGGGTGTATATTCGGACACCTTCCCAATCCCGGGCGCGGTAACTGCTGGAACTCGCGTAGTAGGCGGGCAGTGGACTACCCAACAGCCAACCGACACTAAAGTAACTTTCACGCCATCTACTGAGTACGGAAATCATCTGTCAATCGACCGGCTTTCGCAAGTAGGAAGCAAGTACAAGATCGACGATTTCTATATGAAGGAACGGGTTGGCGCGATAATCGACAAGCTAGATGATGCAGTGTGGGATTTATACTCCGGCATCACCACTAACAAAGCAAACTCTCCCGGCGGCGGAACGCCCGACTACACGATACTATCGACTGCTAAGAAACAGCTCGATGACGCCAAAGTTTATCCTGGCAAAAAGTACACAGTCATCGGAACCGATGAAGAAGCGGCATGGAGCGCGGGGATAGACTGGAGCGCGGCAGGACCGGCTTCACAGGACAACATCGTCAATGGCGTACTCGGTACAAAATATAGTTTTGATATTGTCATGGACCAGCGGCGCAAAGTAGTCGGTGATGACAAAATCAATATCGCTTTGCATCCGCGTGCTATAGGTGTGTGCTTCCGTAACGCCATGCCCCCGGCGGCACCTGGTATATTGCGGTCAAGCTTCACCGATCCCCTGACCGGAATCACTCTCTTTGTGGAAGCCAGTGCAATGAATATCGCAACGTACGGAGTGGGCACTCAAGTTGAAGTATACTGTGTAGCTGACGTCCAGATCCAGTACGAAAAATTCGCTTCAATTATTTACGGCTAACACAAAACAGGAGATATAGAATGAAAAAGATGCTACTTTTACTCGCAATCATAGCGGTAGGATCCGCTAGCGCATTGCAAGTCGTGGAGTTTTATGTATCTAATGCGCTTCCAGCCACCGCAACGGCTGCGGCTCTGTATGGATACAAGACTTTCACAGCGGAAGGCGAGAGCATGAAAGTGTTTTCTGAGCTTGTTGATGTTACACTGAGCACGCCTACCAGCATGACAAATGCGGCACAAATCGCAGTATCCAACTTCAGCGGATACGTCGTAGCTAACTACGGTAAGTTCGCAACCACAACCGCGCAAACGTACGAAAACTGTTTCAGATACGGTCAGGAAGTGCGACTACTTGCAAAGACTACGCACGCGGCCAGCTTAGGCGCAACAGGCACAAACATCAGACAGAAAGTTTACTGTGTAATCTACTAGCAGAGGTTTATATGGGAGCGATTGTTATTGATATACGCGAATCGAAAAGGTTTGCAGGCATGAACTTAGCCAAAGGCGTAATTGAGACTGCGGCGCGCCGTTTAAAGGCCCTCGGTTATGCAGTGGACATCCACGACGAACCGCCCGAAACAGTCGCTCCCGTAATACCTAAAAAACGGAAACGAAAAAATGCTAAGGCCACACGTAACAACGGCTGATTTGCTTCGATTGCACAATAAGCTTACTGACTACACCTTTCCCACAAACGTATACAAAAAGGGAACGGACGGAGCAATCGCGGCAACAACACTGCCATTGACATTCACAAGCGCAACCGGCGACTTCCTGACAGGCACGGATGACAATTTCGACAGCACAGATCCTACCATAGTGTTGAACATCCCCGAACGAGGTTTTTACGATTCAACAGCAATCGTATCCGACACAGAACTGACAATAGATTGGATGCCGGGAGTTACCCCAAGCATTAACATTGACTCAGGCCGTGCATACGATTACAAGACAGTTGCTATCGGGACAAGCCTGCGCTGGAGTTTAGGCGGCTGGGAAGAAAAGCTATTGATGGCTTATAAGATGCTGGTAAACACACTGTGCAAGCGGGGCATTGAGCCGCACACGATAAACGATAACGACCATGCGTACAGCGATAGCATTACGTATAAAGCCATGGAACTCATCGCGACAGCCCTTGTGGAATCTCCTGACGATTACTGGGCAATGATGGGATCGCATTACAGGGCATTATACAGCTCAGAACTAGACAGCGTAAAAGCGCACTATTCAGGACTGACAACTGTGGCACCAATATACTGGGAGAGAGAATGAGCTACGCGGTATTACAAACGGCCATTGATGCAGTAGAAACCAAGCTTGTGGCTTTGGGCTTAACCAAGGCAGCACTCAAGTCCCCTGGTCAAGACAAGTACAAAAACAAGTACAGTATAGGGATTGGCGCGGGATCGTCAGAATATTATAGTGTCAACAAAATAAACGTATTAGTAGAAATGCACATAACCGCATGGGTATTGAAAGGCGGAGATGTAGACGCGGCGAGGGACACGGCCATGGGATGGATTGAAAAGATTATTGAGGGGCTATGCGCGATTAGTGCGCCAGCCGGAAGTTACGATATCGGTATGCCGGTTGCGTGGTCTGAGCCGATAGAGAGTGATCATGGAATAGAGATAAACCTGACTTGCGCTGTTGGATTTCTTAGCAGCGTGAGCATTGCATAGGAGTATATTATGGCATATGTAGATTACAGACTGACACGCAAGCAACTGTTAGCAGCTAAGGCAGAAACAACGCGGGGCACGTATAACGCGCCAGCGGCAGCGGACGTGTTCGAGGTTATCAATCTAGGATTCCCACAAATCGGGGGAGATCCCCTGACGTGGGACACATTCCGAGACACCTTAACGCGAGACCCTGATGCCGTTAAAAACGGTACTATAACAGCAACAATAACATTCACCACAGCGTTCCCCCTGGCCGCAATATCTGGCGCAGCTATGACTACATATCTCGCCAATTTCGGGCGGTTCTTTAATGCCTGCGGTATGCAGGGAGTGATATCAACAGACATGCTTATTACCCCTGACGATGATGCGGTTGCCGGGCTATCAATACTATTTAATATTGATGGCATAGCATATCAACTAAGGGGCTGTTCTGGAGGCTTCGAGCTGTTGGCTGATGCCGGACAGTTTTACGTTATTAACTGGGAGTTCGAGGGAGTCGTGTCTGATGTGCTCGAGGCCGCGCCTTTGGCTGTCACCAGTATTGTATCGCAGACACCAGAAGTAGTAGAATCAATCGGTTTGTTTTCCATTGATGATGGAACGACAACGATAGTACCCTGTATAAAAACACTGTCGACAAAATGCGCCACAACTCGCGCTCCATATTATTGTCAGGCAGGCGGAAAGGGAATCGCATATTATTACATATCCGACAGAAATATAACCGCGTCCATAGTTACCGGACCTGCCCATGACGGTGCAGATCAAGCAGATGATGAGTTAGTGGGCATGTGGCAAGCAAACAGCGCACTAACGATATACTGGAGCAAAGCAGCCACACTCAGCGACCCGGGAGCGTCGATAGAACTGTTCGGGCATATAACGAAATTACAGCCGGGGGATGATAACGGAATGTTCCGGTGGTACATCGACCTGCAAGCGGCCAAATCAGTGATAGAGGGTGAACTATTAATACGTAACTACGTATCTGTGCCATTATGATAGACTACAGAGCAACAAAAACAGTCGAGCTTAACGGCAACAGATTTACAATCGGCAAAGTATCGAAAAAGGTATTCGCCATGTTCATGGCCGCATACTATGACTGTGTAGCCCCGGATGAAAATATTGCGGTAGCATACAATTACATTCCATTCTTTTTGGCCGGCTGCACGGTAGACGGGTGCAAGATGCCAGCACCGACAAAAGAGAGCGACGGCAGGACAACGGTCAAGCACGCTGATTACCAGTGGATTGCTGACAACATCGAAGGGCCTGACATGATCGAGTTAGTGAAAGAGTGCGTAGAGTTCAACACTGTATCTTCTGAAAAAAAAACCGATTAGTTATTGCGGCGGTGATTAGTTTGCATGAGTCAGACAGCAAGGGAAAGTGTTTTGACTGCCGGGAAGGATGGTGCGCTTGGAAGGATGTGACGATATGCGGAGTAAAGCTAGACCAGTACGGATGCTTGAGAAAGGAAACGACAGCAATAAGTTATATTTATCACAGCTACGATATGTGCAAAGCGGGCCAATGGCCTTATGCTGGCAACGCCTGGCATCAGCCAAACGAAACGGTTGAGATGGTAGGAATAGTCAGCAACGCATACGCTGAAATTAGGGAGAAAAATGGCTAGCAACGATATTGTGTTAAACGTCAAGCAAAAGGGAGCCGCCGCCACGGGTAGCGCCATTGGCCGACTTACAAAAGCAGTCGGAGCTTTGGCGGTAGCGTATATCGGCTACAAAGGTGCTGCCTTTCTGGGGAATCTTGCGACAGAAAGCATACAAGCTTATTCCAGGCAAAGGCTTGCCGTTGCGAAGTTAGGAGCGATATTAGGGGAGTCGACAAAAAAGTATGAAGCGTTTGCCTCGTCAATGCAGAAATCAACAATCTATGGTGATGAGCAAGTACTAGAAGCGTTACAGCTTGCCAAGACGTATGGCGTGGCAAACGATCAGCTTGAAAAAGTAACACAAAACGCGATCAGTTTATCCTCTGCTCTGAAGATGGATTTGTCGTCTTCTATGAGATACGTGGCACTGGCGGCGGCGGGCGACTATACTATGCTCCAGCGGTATATACCCACTCTGAGAACGGCCAAAGACGAAACCGAAAAAGCGGCACTGGTAAACAAGACATTTGCTGACGGCTGGAAGTTAGCGACAGAAGAGGCCAAGTTACAACCGTGGATTAGGATGAAGAACGCGATAGGCGATTTGAAGGAAGTCATAGGAGAGCAAATGTTGCCGGTTGTGGATGACATGATAACCAGACTTACCCACTTCTTTGAAAGCGGATCAGCGGCCAAATGGGCGCGGAGAATCGGCAATGCGTTTGAAGCGGTGATGGGGTCGATGGTTAAAGTAGGGCAAATAGTCGGGATGCTACCCTCTGATGAAGATATGGAAGCAAGCCAAAGCATGGCCAATTTCAACAAAACCTACAATCAGAAAAGGGCAGAGATATACGATATACGCAAAAACAGAAAAGAACAAATCGCCGGGGTAAAACCGGAGGGATATGTTGACCAAGGCGCACGTGAAAGACAGCTGAGAAGAGAGCTGTTAGAAATGAAGGATAGAGTAACGGAATACAAGAAAGGCGGAATGAAAGGCAACATAGCATTGCCGATAGACCGAATAGAAGGCGTGGCACCGCAGGCGGCTCCGTGGGATTTGCGCAAGATGGAAGGTGATAAATATTATAGAAAGATACGGCAGGAGCGCAACCAACAGCGGTACGGTCCTGACTGGGGCAATCCGGATGGCATGAATGATGAAGTAAGAAAAGCAGGCGATACAGTAGGTGACGAACTGTCAAGCTTAGGTGAATCGGTAATAGATAACTTTAATTCCATTGCCGCGACAGTAGACCAACTGCGGCAGGATGTTAATAGATTACAGTTGAGCGTAGCGTAATGGCTGGAGATACACTTAAATTCAGAGGGGCAACACTGGGAACGATAGCGCGAGATTACAGCGTATCAACTAGCGCGCCTTACAACGTAACTGAAAAGAAGCGGATGCAAAGTAACACATATGCTCCGCTGATACTGCCGGATAAAATTATACCGTCCGGACCTGCGGTTACACAGTTAGGATTTTCCACGATAGTATTGGAAGTGGCAAGCAAAGCGGCAACCTTGGCGGCGGTAAAAACATACGGCGAAAAGCACTGCGGTAAGGTTGGCGTAATAACAATAACAAATTCATCCACAAGCGCAGTAACATCGATCAGCAGTGCCGCGTTTTGCGCTGGAGTATCACTCACTTACGATGCTGTTTTTGGCTATCAAATAGCATGGACTTTTACAACCATAGACTCAATATCACAAATGACATATTATAACGAATTGAAAAACGGCGGGTTCGAGGCCTGTGACGATACATACGCGCCTCAGAACTGGACAATTACCGAAGGGGCCGGTGCGATCATAATCACTACACCAGTGCGCGGTACAGCAGAGATAGGGAGCGGCAATCACATGCTATCGTTCACGTGCCCCGACACACCAGCGGCAACTACCCATATAAAGCAATCGTTAGGGGCAGCGAAACAAGATGATACTACTGACAACAATTATTTGCGGTTCAGCGTCGAAGCGATGTATCAAAGCGGGTTGACGACACAAACTTTATCATATATTACACTGCAAATATATCGCGGGGTAACAGCGTACGCACAACAAACATTTGAGCTTGTGAGCAATATTCCTGCAATCATAGCGGTATCTGCTAATATCGGCAGTTTGTATCACATAAGCGAGGCTGTTACCGTCGGCATTATAGCAAGCGCAAGCGCGGCGGCAAATGATATTATATATATCGACAACGCTAAAGTTGAAGAACTGCACACAACGGAGTTATACTAATGGGCGCGATAGTAGAACAGCGAGACGGGTACGGCTGGTCATTGACAAACGCGACAGCGGGATCAGATGCCAACGGAGTTTTCTTTGCAGACTTTGATGCGTCAGGCGATTATATACTCAAGACGATATATATTGATGCCTATGCCGGCGCGCCAGTATTTATAAGCAAAACTTTCCGGGTATATTCGGATGATACCGCCAACGTGCAAACAGTAAAAGTAACAACAACGGGACTGCTGGACAACAATTTGGTTGATGCCATACATACAACTACGCAAGCATCAGTCGCAATATCGGGGCAAGGCTATGTTGATATAGCGGTTGAAGGATATGCGATAAGCGACGTTACTGTAAAAATACATACATTTTCAGGCGCGGCAGGTGACGGCAAATTTTATCCACTGAACGAAGCGGGCTATTAATGCAAGTCAACGGGCCGCATAGCAATCGCGTGCAAGGCGCGCAATTAGAACTGGCAAACGGGTATGCCAGGGGCACGTTGTATGTTGACTCTGACATAGCGTCACGGATGCTCAATCGCGTAGTGTGGATAAGACCAGAGCCGGGAGTGGCATTATGTGGAGTAGTAACAAGCATACAGGATTACGGACGCACCGGGCCGACTGCGGTATTGGGAGTTGAATCTCTCTGCAACGTCGCACTCAAAGAGCAGTACAAAGACACTTCGAGTGTACACACTACCGAGTTGGCCACAGCAGTACACTCCGCCAGCGCGTACAAAGGCAATCGCTGGGGACTGTTTTTAGATAGCACAGGAGCGACTACAGACTCTTCTGTACAGCATTACATCAGGCGATGCATAAATTCTGTGAAAGGTGACTTAGCTCAGAAGTACGGGCAAACAATAGAGGTCAGTTTCACAGGAAAGAAGATAGACAAAACTGTCCCCGTATTAGCCTGGCAGGGCGAAAGCGTAGAACAAATCATTGACACACTGTTAGGTGGAGCGTTTGATTCGGCCGTGTGGATTAACGGCAATATAGTGACCATCAGAGGGGTCGATCTTAAAAAGATAGACAGATACATACAGCCGGGGGACATTGAAGATATACAGATAAGTCTTGACCTGAACAACACAACCAGCAGGGTGATAGTAGACAGCCCCGACATTACAGGGTACATAACTGAAGATTATGACATAGATGAGGCTAAGCAGATACTTGGACTTTCCAACATAATGGACAACCGATATACCAATGCGTATGTAGAAAAGAGTGATGTGTCAGCCGCGACACTAGACGATTACATCATAGATGAAAAGTATAACATGGTGCGGTATAAAGCAACAGCTGGCGGAGGAGATTTGAAGGTTGATATAGTTGCCGGGTACGACGCACGCACGCAGGTTGACACGGGGCACGGCGGCAATGCTTTCCAGCGTTACGGCTGGCAGAGAACGCAAGCCATACTTGATGAAGATTTAGGCATTGTTAATTCAAGCGCGTACACGAGCGCAAGCTATGACCGCACAGGCGACATGGCGACAATAGCGCGGTACTACAAAGATTACGTACAGAGATTAGCGTATATCGGTAGCATGTCTGTACCGTTGGGATTCCGCTTGGCGGTTGGTGATGTAATAAAAATATGGGACACTCACGAGCCTTCGGTTGTAATGTCGATACAGTACCAATCTTATGCGAACACTAAGCAGGTGACTTTCGGGACATTGTCCGGCAGTGCGTATGAGGAAATAAAAGCGCGGCAGGAACTGACTGAGATCAAGTATGCTGAGAAGAAAAAGGCTGACGACAGAGACCCGCGCCCTGTGCTCGGTCCCAAGTCAGCTCTGCCTCTGGGGATGAAGGTAGCAAAAGTTAAAGCGGGATTTGCGTTACAGACTCCCCCGGTTGGCGGAAGCAAGGGCGGGGTAGCAGCAAAGACAAAACGGCCGGCCGCTACACAAAGGAAGATACAAAGGCTGGGCGATAAAGATATGTGGAAATATAACAAACCTACAAGATAGGAGATGAAGATGAAAAAGTTAATTGTATTATTGTGCTTACTGCCTGTCATGGCTATAGCGGCAGGGCCGTACATAATCACCGGGGTGGTGCATACCACTCAAATAGCAATCGCATGTGACAGGATGTATGCAAGTAGCAATTCCATAACTGCGTGGCTACCGTGCCAACTGCGCGATTTTACTATTGCGACAGATCCGGAGAGAACAGATCAAATAATCTACGTTGGCTGGGTTACTAATACGATTAGAGACGTCCACACCGAAACCACAAACGGGGTATCGTGGGCGGTTACTAATACCTTTCTGCCGACAACGTGGAAAATTAAAGACGGAACGCTGTCGATGAGCATAGAACTAGGTTCGCCGACTCGTATGATATATCTTACTGGCGGAGCGACAAATACCGGCTATAGCATCATAGGCAAGGAGAGCATGTAATGAAGACAAAAGAACCCATTGAATTATTGCGCTTGATAATCGGGGTAAGCATAGCAACCATGATGATAATGTGCTTGTTTTGCTCTGGCGAGATTGAGTTCAAGAAGTACCCCGGCGACATAACAGCGGCAACCAATGCCGCGATCATAGATGCAGCCGCACGAGACACTGCTCAGTTTGCAAGCGAGGTGGCGGTAGCAAGCGGAGTAGGACTTGTTCAGAGCAGTAGCCCGACTAACTGGTTTATCTCCGTAACGGTTACAAACCCACTGACGATCTCAGCAGGAGCAGACTTTACTATAATGCCCACTAGTGCCGATACCCCTGACGGGAGTGACCCGACAGCACTTGCGAATGTTGAATATGTAGATGCACTTGTAGATACTAATAGTCTAATTTTTATCGAGTTAACAAACGCGCTTCACCAAGCAGGAGTTTTCTAATATGAGAACAAAAATATACCTTACCCTAATCGGATTAGCAATCGGTGTTGCTATTATAGTTATTGCAGGAACGGTCATTGAAGTACCGACACATACTCAGGACGTTAAGTTATGGAAAGTACTTATTACTCTTCCGGCAAAAGATCAGTTTGATGTTATCGCGTACTTTACAGACTCGACAGGTAAGCTTCCGCCGGTTAAGGTTGACAAGAAAGTAATCGGTGCTGACGGCAACATACTTGCGTATTACATCAAGAAAATCATGAGCAAGCAAATGGCGGCGTCCGGTTACAAGGTAGTCGAAGAGAAAAGCGATTTCG